TGTTGGACACGGCCACGGTCAGGCCGATGCGGAGTCCACGTGCCGCGGCGACGTAGCACTTGTCGTGGCACTCGCGCAGGCGAGCAGGGTCGAACTTGTAATCTCCCTGCTCATCGACCATGTACTGGTCGGCCTCACACACAAGTTGTGCCAACTTGTGTGCCAACGTGGTCTTACCCGAACCGGGCAGACCCCGGATGATGTACAACATTACTCTCCCTTCATCCATGGTTTATCTTTATTCGACCTTAGTTTCTTTGCATAAGCAAAGATGGCGTTGTCCGACCACTCTGGGTCACCCAACGCCCTCCCACGGTCGTAGGTCTCCGTGAACGTCACGTAGACGGCAGAGAGGGGCACTCCCCACTTCTCTGCTGTCATGGTGACATACGCCCGCCCAAGGCGGGCAGCCGTGTCAGTCGTTCCAGTCACGCCAACCCATCCGTTGCGCATCCTGCCAGTTGCGCAGGGCGTGCTGGTACCCAACACCACCCTGCTGAAAGGTGTTGGCGTTGATAATCATCCACGCCCACAACTCCGTCCCTGCCTCCCTCAGCGAGGACACCGCCTCCCTCAGCGAGGCTACCTCCTTTCGGAGGAACACAATCTCGGCAACGGCTTCTTCGCACGCCGGTTCGGTTACCTTGTCGCCTTCCCAAGTTGTGAAAGTCACATCCCACAGGCGGGTAACAATGTCGTCAGTCACGACGGGCCTCGCCGCAGAATGAGCAAGGGCGGGTGATGTAGTCGGGTACTTCCCAACCGAAACGGCGAGCGGCGTTACGTTGACGGTCAGTGAGCGGTTCGTCATAGACGCCCGTTCCATCGCAAAGATCGCAGTTGTCGTCAGCCACGGTCGGCCTCCTTCCACGCACCTGACTGCCGGTCAGCGAGTAGTGCGTCGATGTATGCACGCAGCCGTTCGATCTCGTCGGCGGCTGCTGTGCACACCTCGTCAACCTCGTTATCCATGGTGTTGGTTGCCGTGAACACCAGCCTCATAACGATGTCGACCTTCTCCATCACACCACCTCCGTGGTGTAGTCGAAGGTGATGATAGCGGGCGCGTGGACCTCTCCGAGGTACTTGTGCACCGCCGTCATGTAACGGCGGCACTCGGCCGCACCCGGCATGCTGAAGAACGCCACTCGCTCGTAAACCGGCAGGGTGTCGTTGCCGTCCCAGTATCGGGCACCCTTGCAGAACTGCACGAAGCAGTCGAAGGACGCCTTGGGGAGGCGCTCAGCCTCGGGGGTGCACACGACATGCGTCCACGGCATGTCGATTGCTTCTTCTTCGGGACGGTCGCCCCGAAGAAAGTCGATGACCTTGTGGTCGTAGGTGGTTTCCATGATGCCCCTTTCAGGGTTTGTAACGGTTACAACTGCTGTAACGGTTGGTTTGTGACGGCGGCGCGGTTGCGACGCCCAGTTGTCCTGTGACGGACACGGCCAACGCCCCGCATGGGTGGCAGGGCGTGGGCGTGACGATCACAGTCGTCATCACTTCTTGTCGCGAGACTTGCGACAGCGGCGGTGGTAGCCGCGGTGGTGGCCGTACTCGGTGAGCGGCCCGTCCCCCGACCAGAGGTCGGTGGAGTTGAGGGCGTGCAGGTTGCGCTTACGCCCGCTGGCCACCTCGCTGCCGCCCACCACGCTGGGGGTGGGGTCGTCGGGGAGATCACTCACTCCCCAGAGGAGAGGGACGATGGCCATCATGGCATCGGCCACGATGTCCACCACCCCCTCCGTGGTGATGAGGGCATCGTCGATGACGATGCACTCCTTGCCGTTGAAGAGCATGATGCTCCCCTTTCTGGCCCATGAGGGCCGGTTGTAACGGTTACCGGTTGATAACCGTGATGGTGTACTCGCCGTTGTCCTCGCCGTAGACGATGACCTCGCGGCGGTAGTTGACGAGGTCAAGCAACTTGCCCTCCCTCCGTCCCCAGACGGGCAGTCGGGCGGTGATGCCCTGCGACTTCAGCCAGCGCTCCACCTCGTCCTTGCTGTACGGGCCGAGGTCGGTGGCCATGCCACCGTAGATGTGGTGGTACTGCTTCACTTGCACTTCCTTTCCGCCCATAAGGGCTGACGTAATGCTTACACGGTATAAGCACTAGAACTAGACGGGACGCCGGTTGCGGCGCTCGCTCGTCACACTTGCATCACGCCGATTGGGTTCGCCCAAACCGGCCCAAACCACAGACCTACCTCTCCCCTCTCTATAGGGAACACATAAGAGGAGGACATAGGAGGAGATACTCCCATGTCCTAGGTGGTCACAGCGGCTTGACGTTGGCAATATTGCTATCACCATGTCTGATGGTAGCGATTGCCTAGGGCTAGGCCGCAGACTTGTGTGACATATGTCACATAGGCCCACGCCTAGGCAGCGGTGTGACAAATGTCACACGAGCAGCGGGGGGACACTACCCGTGTGACATTTGTCACACCGCCCCCGTAGGGGCGGTGCAACCCGTCATGCCGTGACGGTCGGTACTGTCATCCGTCAGGCTGTCAGGCCGTGACGGTTTCGGTGGTGACCGCCGCCGCAGCGACAGCCGCCTCAGCCGCAACCGTCATCCCCGTCAGCAAGCGCTCCACCTGCGCCTTGACGTTCATCAGGGCGACAGCCGCCTCAGCGGTGGTCGGCATCTCGCCGATGCCGGTCAGGATGGTGCCGCAGCGCTGCACCGCCGCCACCGGCGACTCCTTGACCTCTTCGGGCTTCGGCACCGGCTTCTTGCGAGGGGCCGAGTCCTTGAGGGCCGACTGGAACCACTTGTAGGCATCGCCACGAGTGGTGCCCTCCTTGCTCTCCGCCACCTTGTTGCGCACGGTGCGGAGGAGGTTGCCACCGTTCTCACGGTTGGCCAACTTCTTCGCAATGGCGAACAAGTCCGACGGACGGACGCCCGACGAAGCGTCGGGAATCAGCGCCGACGCTTCCAGAGCGGCGACGTGGTACGGCACGGAGTGCGTGCTGATGCCCAGACGGGCCGCCGTCATCTCCACGGAACCCGTGGTGAGATTCAGGACGCCCATCTTGAGGGCCACCTCCACCTTGTCGTCGTAGGTGAACGTGGCGTCCTCAGTCGCCTTACCGGCGAGGAGGACTTCCTCCAACGCCTTGAGTGCCTGCTCCTCCGTGGGAGCAGACGTGCTGGTGGTTTCCATGTTGGTACCGCCTCCTAAGCGGTGCCGTCACCGTGCAATGTGTAGTCAGCGGCACCACCACGGTGCCACCGTCACGATGACCCCATCATTATACCGGCCGGTGGGCGGGTGGAGGCCTAGGACCCGCACCCCAAGGAGTGGCTAACTGCCCAATAGCCCTATTCTGCAATAAGAAACCGATTAAGAGGCTATAAAACTGAACATTCGTACTGTTTCATAGCCCCATTCTGTTATCACTTGCTACCCCATAAGAGGCTATTTACTTTGTACACAAGGCCCGCCCTACCGTTCATTTGAAGCAGACTTTTTGTGCGATAATTGACACGTTAAGGAGGAATCCATGGCTAACTACATAGAAAGTCACGCTGGTCTGCTGAATGGTCGTCTATTTGGTATTGATCCGCGTAAGTCAGCCAGAAAGGATGATGACCAACTCACCCTGTTCGACGCAGACGCTCTAGCCAATGAGGGACGGGAGAGGGCATCCGATAAGTTTAGTGCGGATGTGAACACTGCTACGCGTGATCATAAGGGTGAACCCCTCTCTCCAAAAAGACATGATCATGCAACGCGCATGAATATGCAAACTGTTAGTGCGTCCCTTCATCGGTCCCACCTTCCAGAGGAGTTAATAACCTCTTTAGAAGGACCAGTCACTGCTGTACCCCGCTCCGATCGTAACATTGGCACTGGCGGCGCGTACTCAAGGTCCTTTGGAACGATAGACATCGTAGCGAGACCCGACCAAACACTTGTGGGGGGCCACCACAACTCATACGTCCTACTGCACGAACTGGGCCACCGCGCAGATTTCCGTGCTGCCGACGCGGAGAAGCCGGTTCAACGGTCGGTACCAGAGCACGTGGACTTGCGTAACGTGGAAGCCGTCCACCTCAATGACCCTTTTGCCCCTCACCCAAGGGTTGAAGGGTTTGCGGACGGTTTCGCGGACAGGCACTCCGAATACGGCAAAACCCCTTCCGGGTACGAAGACTTCTGGAAGTCTCCTCGCGACAATGCCATCTACACTGCCACTCGCGCGCATACCGTAAACACAGGGGAACGTGTCACAGGCAATTCCGCTGGGGAATACATGTATCGAATGCTTGCTACATCTCCTCACGCTAGGGAGGCACTAGCAGGCACTAAAGGCAACGAGCAGGTCAAAGTCGCCCTTAATTCGGCTAAGGACTACGCTGATACGAGGGCATTGTCAATCCAGCACCCATTACCGCTAAAAGATAGCAAAGGTCACCAGATTGGCCGCACCATTGTTACTCGTGATATCCCAGAACACGTCTCTGGTGGGCTTTCTCACGACCAGTTTTTGAGGGCAATGCGCCATTGGAGCGCCAGTGGCTTGGATCAATCCAAGTTTGACAGTAAATGAAGGCAATAATGGCAGCGAATTTCGACTCAGAACTGCTTTTATGAGCCTCAATCCCGTCCAGTTTAAGGAACATTTGGCCCTCAGGAAGCAACTTGGGGGAATAATTGGTGAAAATCGGCGTTTATTTCCGCTTCCACCCGACTTGAAGGCTCAAGATAAGAGAAATGGGTCAATTTTCGGGCCGAATCACCCTGACGGGGCCATTCCAGACGATGATTTAGAGGCCAGAAACGCCAGATTGCGTAAGAAAATCGACAGTACGACCATATCGAATGCTACTTACGGTAAATTTGGTGCTTAATTTACGTCTTTTTGACGATTGAAGGGTAAAATCATGGCAAAACGGACCAGAGTGCCTAAAAACAACGATGTAGTGACGGTGTACCACCGGTCGTACTCTCCTGACCCACCCCATGTTGGTGCGGGTGGCAGGAAATCGCCAACCCGAGACTTACACCTTATGACCGAGGTGGCTGAGGAAGACCGACAACACGGTTTGATCGGCAATGCTGACATGTCAGAACTAGCAAAGGCTAGCCTAGAAGAGGGCATTTATAGCGGTTTAGAATCCGATAAATGGGAAAGTACAGAGGGGAACAGCCTGCGAGACAACCGGGGGGTACTCCTTGGGGCAACTCGGGACAAAGGTATCCATGGCCCAGAGACCATCTTCGCGGGAGGGCACAGGACTGTGTCCTCTCCTAAGTTCATGGACAGACCGTACACCCACAGATACCGAGTGCCGGTTAGCGCAGTATCTGAAGAGATTTGGGGAGATGACGACATTGGTATGTCTGATGTAGCAACTCCAATATCCCCTCACAACCACATCCCACTTCGACGTAGCATGGTTATCCAATCTGGAAAAGTTCACCGAATGGTGAATTCTATGGAAGGCCCAAAGCAGTCTTTAAACTATGTTATTCCTATAAATCAAATGGAACATTTGGGTATACAATTCAAGGGTACAAGAGTCGATAGGGCCGCCCTTGACGAGGACTACTACCCAAGACCCCGTCGGGTTACTGTGCATCGCCCAACTTAGGAGGGGGTTACGGCACCTCTTAAGTTGGTATCAAGTACAATAGGTGAAACAAGGGAGGTCTTCGTCATGGGTGTTTTTAAAGCAATCACAGGGGCTGCTAAGGCAGTAAAGGCAGCAAAGGATTTCTCTAGCGCAGGTGGTGTAGACCGCGCAGTAGAGGGCCTAGGGGCGGCTGCCATGGGGGCCGTTCCGGGGGCGTCGACCTTTGACCGCCTTTCAGGTGGTGCCCTCTCAGGGGCGGTGGACCGCCTCGGAGACCGCGCTCAAGAAGCAGTAGACAGCCGAGGCGGTGTACGTGGTCTCGCGCAGCGAGGTGTTCAACGTGGTATGGATATGGCACGAGGCAGCAAAGATACCCGCCGTAGTCTCAGCCCCCAATTCCAGCATCAACTTCCCCCTCAAAATCTACCCTTCTAAGGAGACCTCACATGGCAGCAAGTGACAGTTTAGGCGGACAGTTTGATTTCAATCGTGAAATCAACAAACAAGTAATTCCTAAAGAACACCACGAAGCCATCTTGAACGCCCTCCAAGAACAGGGTGAGCAAGGTGTGGAGTTCATGCCTCACGGGGTGGCTATCCATAAAGAGGGTAAATATCATATTATACCCTCAGCCGACACCCGATTGCATGTGCGACTAGGGACAGGAGAGCACGCCTTTACTGGGATAGTTCCAAATGAATCTCAACAAGAAGTGCTTATCGCAGGACATCACGCTCCCTATCTTATCCATCCTAGGTGGGAGGCTGATAGCGGTAACCCAGTACCTACCTATGAGGGTAGGAAGTGGGACGAAGGCCCCGCTTACTTCAATCAAATAGAACATCGCACTGAGACCGACCCCTCGCGAATGAATGACTACCTGAGGCGTCACAGTTTTGTAGGAGAACCGGGGACGGACCCTTTTGAGTACGTCTCTAAAGGGAAACGGTGGAACCAAAAGGACCCCCGTTTGAAAGTGTCGGTTAGTGACGACGAGAACGATGCCACTCATGCTTACCACTACCATCCCGGCACGGGTGCTATAACACGCCGAGACCGCGGTGTTGACTAACGCTAGACACCCAAGCACTATCCCAAAGGACTCTTAACTATGGCTGCTAAAGATCATCTTTCACATGACCAAATGCACTTGTTCACTGATGAGGGTGATCAGGCTAGTTCACGTATGCGGATGAACGACGTTATGGCATGGGTGCGGGACAAGGAAAAGGGTAAAGGTGTAAGCCAGTGGTACCCGGGTTGGGCCGTAGATAATGGTTACACGATCTGATGCACGCTGAAGCCGCTGAGTTCCTGCGCACCCACTCCAAAGAGGCCAAATGGACTGGTGCTACCGTATTTGAGGTAGGTGCATACAACGTCAACGGTCGCGCCCGAGATTTCGTACCCAAGGGATGGAAATCTTGGGTAGGGTTCGACCTATTAGAAGGCCCAGATGTTGACGTAGTAGGGGACGCTATCGAACTCCTCCCTAAGCAGGGTACGTGCAACATCCTCGTGTCAACTGAGGTTCTTGAGCACTGTGAGGCTTGGGCGCTGCTGGTGGAGAAGATGTGCGCGGCTGTGCGGCGTGGTGGGTACCTGATCCTCACGTGCGCAGGCCCGGGCCGTCCTGAGCATTCTGCTGGTGGTGGTGTCCTCATGGACGGTGAGCACTACCGTAACGTGTCTGCGTTTGAGATAGAGGCCCTTGCCACGCAGTTTGGATTCCAGACACTTGTCGTAAACGACATCAACGGCGACGCCCAGTATGTTGGTAAAAAACAAACAAAGAAGTAGAACAAATTGGAAAACACATACCACTGGTATCACGTCTACGCAGACGGTCAATGGCAAGAAATCGTTGATGAACACATCTTCGCCCTCCGTAAGTACGGGTTGTACGACGCACTGACCACGATGTTCGTGGGCTTCGTAGGGTCTCCAGAGAACATCGCAAAGGCCAAACAGCACATAACAGACAGCGGAATCGACTTCGTTACCTGCGCTGAGGCCCCTTATGGGTGGGAGCAGGTAACCCAGACCCATATGTGGGAGTTCTCCAAGGATAACGATGGGTACTGTGTGTACACCCACACGAAGGGTGCGTCCACCGGTAACGACTCCTTCGCAACCTCGTGGCGTAGGGGCATGGAATGGTACACGATATGCAAATGGAGTTCGGCTCGCGCCCTCCTTAATTGCGGTATACGTGTCGCTGGGCCTCACTGGATACTGATTAACCACACGGGAAGCGAGCACCACCACTTCCACCACCAGTATCCCCCCTCAGGGATATTCGGAGGCACCTTCTGGTGGACTACCTTGCAGGAGATTCGCAACGGTAACGCCCCCGAGTTGGATACCCGCTTCTGCGCAGAGCACTGGATTTCCCAACGAAATCCGCCCTTATCGCCCGAACAAGTGGTCTCCTTGGGCGGGATATCCACGTACATCGGGTCGTACATCGCAGAGGCCCTCACGTGGTATACGCCACCAGTCTAGCCACAATACGGTATACTTAGTCTCGGACACCACGACTACCGGGGGATTAGTTAGGTTGAAGACTCGCATCGGAATTGCAATCGCTTTATCCGTTCTGGCGGGTATCGGATTCATAACTATTTCCATCTATCAGGCCATCAAAGATTTCCACGACGAACCTGATGGATTTTGGGAGTGACTTATGCAGGCATTGGTGGCCATTGACGCAGGGACTGGCATCTGGCTCAGCCCTATCATCGTTGCTCTTATCGGTGGACCGCTGATGTTCTTGGTAAGGATGCTTGACCGCCATAACACTCGGCAGCATGGTCAGAACATGGACGTTCTCACCTCAATAAAGGCTTCCGTAGAGGAAGTGAAGAACGATGTGAAGCAGATAGACGCCCGTCTTGAGCACCACATCGACTGGCACATGAACCAAACAGCAAAGGAAAAAGTCTGATGACCCCTTCAAAAGTACGTCTTCTCGTCCGCGCCGTCGTTGTGTGTGCAACGGCCTTCGGTCTGAAACTCAGCGCAGACCAAGTAGCAGGTCTCTACCTGCTCACCGAGGCGCTGGTGCAAGTCTTCGTCAAAGACTGATTTGTACTACAATTACATTGTAATTACATAACAAGGGGGTCACTTGCGGGTGACCCCCTTTTCAATGTCCACTGCTAGTTATGAGGTAGAATATAAGGCAATGAGCATCACCCAGTCTAATTACCGCATAACCAAGGGATTGCCGTGGGAACGCCTTGTCATCGTAAAGGACAGGCGCACCCACCGAGTGCTCATGCCTACAGACGCTTGGGCAACCATAAAGACGAGTAACAACACCAAGAAGACTGTTCCCCTCTACATCACCTCAGAGGGCGGCATCATGCTGTACCTCTCTGCTGAGGAGACCCGTGAACTGCCCGAAGGGGAACTCCCCTACGACGTTGTTGCGGTGCTTACCCAGCGGTCTGCCCTCGCTGGGGGAGGGTGGACAAGTGTCACTACTCCAGTAGCCACCGGCACCGTTTCGGTGTCTTCAGTGGACCTCGCATCTTCGCTAGGAGACTCAACATACATGGAACTCACCCTCAAGAAAGGCGCGGACTTCCGCCTCACGCTGTCGTGGCTTGACAGCGACGGAGCCGTCCTCAGCATCACCGACGCGTACATGCAGGCCAAGGACTCCTCCGGAACTGTTGTGGTGGACCTGCGGTGGTTCGCAACTACCCCAGATGAGACCACCATTCTGGCCCAAACCGGCCCTCGTCGCGGTTATCTGGCCCCCTACACGGGCGAATCACTTGAGATGCACATCTCTGATATGAATACGGTTACAGCGGGAACGTACCCTTACGACATCTTCGTCAAGGGGTCGGTAAACGACGACTGGGTGTTCTTGGCTGGCGGCAACCTAATAGTGGAGTCAACGATCTCGGTTAAGCCATCATGAGCGTAATCATCAACAAGTCAACAAACGACAAGGTAGTCGTTAGTAAGACCGCTACTGAGACCATCAAGGTCGCTACGGGCATCAAAGGTGACGTTGGTGCAACAGGCCCAGTTGGCCCTGTTGGCCCAGTCGGTGACCCCGGAGTGCACGTTGGCCCAACCCCTCCAGCGGACACTGATCTCCTGTGGGTTGACACCTCATCCACCTTGAGTGGTACCGGGGGGCAGTCCATTTATGGTCTGGCTGACCCGTCTAACTACCTAAACGTGCCTGCCGAGATGCTTGATCTGGGTAACTCCACTACGGGTTGGATAGTAGTCAACGCTGTTTCTAGTTTAACTGTTGACTCTTCATTTGGTGTTGGTAACGAGGCTATAACCGTACAACTGAACGCCGGAACTGGGAACTCTTTAATAAACTCTAAAGTGTACAAAAACTTCTCACCAATAGCTATGTCGAATAGGGTCACATTATCTTTTGAAACAACGAGAGACTTTCTTTTAGGTCCCTACAGTAATCCCTCCCAGTTTGTGGTCGTAGCCGCTACAGGCAATGATCTAACAGGCACCCTATTCACAGCCCCCTACCCTGATGGCGCGGAACTCGCATGGACAAAGGCGTTTGTTGATGTCCCCCTTGGTACTACTATCAGAAGTATTGGTATAAAGTCAACAACCCTTGGACAAGGCGGTACTAACAGAATCCAGTTTTGGATTCGTAATCTACAAGTGGAGCCTGTAAGCAATGTGCAGGCTGCTCAACTGGTAGGTAAAACCCCTGTGGTCACAGAGGCCACGGCGGTGGGCACTACTGGCCACATTTCTCCTGTAAATCTTACTCCTAAACTTGATTTGCGTAGGGATAGCGCAGTAGTCCCCGGTTTGGGAGGTTGGTGGGATTTGCGGGAATGGGAAGTTCCCGAGGATGGAGTCACCGACGTAACCTTTTACATTAACAATGTATTGGCAGACCTACCAGAGGGGGCGCGGCTCAAGTTTCCTACCGGAGGTGTATTTCGCCTTGATGGTACGATATCAATATCACGTCCAGTTACGATTGACTTTAATGGGTCTATCTTGTACACGCCATTCAGGCGCCCAAGGAACCAAAGTTCTAACGACTTTATACAGATTAGTGGCTATGTAACTGACGTTAATATATTAAACGGCAACATCTTTGCTACTAGGTACACTCCTATAAATGCTGGCGGGGTTATCACAGTCCTAGCAGGTAACGTCGTAACATCAGGTTCAATTTCGGTTCTTAACTCTGTTGGGGATTCTGGCCAGTACATCCCTACTGACCAATATGTCAGGTGGCTGGCACGCCACTATGAACCGGGATTTGGAATAGTTAATCGTTTTGACACCACTCTAAGTGGAGATGGCCTATCCTCAGTGCAGGTTGAAATAGTGACCCAATCAGGCGCTGTACTGGTAACCCAATCAATAGTCCCCCCGGTGGCCCCCCAGTCCTACACCTTTCGGTGTAACCCCCCTGATCTGAGTAAGCGACTTTTTATCCGTTATACAAAGTCGGGTGGAACCTCTCCAATTAATATTCACACGATCACTCCTTGGGGTATCAATACCTATAGTGCTGACTATGAGTTTTCTACAGGTATAACGGTTCAAAATGCTTCGCGAGTTTTAGTGGAGAATTGGTGGATTGAAGGTGTGGGTGGTTATGGGACTTTTGTGCAGTGCTTTGACAAATCTCTTGGTCATGTTACGTTTAAAAACGTAACGTCAAGATGCGGCAATACCCAAAACCATGCCCCCGTTACTGGTCGTTACATCACTTACGAGTCATGCAACTCCTACGAATCAGGACGGACTGGATTTGACTGTGAGCCTTATGGCACAGGCTGGGCTCTTGACCACCTAACTCTTAATAATTGTACTAGTAGGAATGACTGTAACTACTCACTAAGCACCGCCAACTGGGGACTAATATCCAATCTAAATATAAACAACTTCAAAGCAATCGACTGGAGAATTGGAGCCTTCATAGGTGGGTCCCGCGGAGGCCGTATAAGCGGGTTTACATCATCAAGTACGGTGTCTACTAACCGAGATATGGCTATATCGGCTAAGGACATGCTTATTACAAATCTTGAATTAAACTATGGTCTTGAAGTTTTGGCACAAGTGTGGACCCTTGACGGCACCTACACTGCTGGTGGCAACATGATTTCTAACTTTGTAATCAGTAACCGTCAGTCAGTGGGTAATGACTACTCCGGTGCTATTGAAGTACTGGATGGGTCATCCACCATCTCTGGCGGTACCTATCCGAGTGAGACCCCTACGACTCCCGGCACGAACTCACTTTCGTATGGCGCAGTGGCCAACATTAAGGGTCGCTCTCCAATGTTTGGTTTTGATGTAGGGCGTTGGCGTAAAGTTATGCCAAAGACCTTTAAAGGTCTTGCTATGGACGGTACGTGGTGGCCCTACGGGCTGGACTCCTCTGATGCCCTAGTTTCTACTAGAGGTCTGTCCGCGACGGCTACGAGGCCACAAAACTTCAGGGGTATAGCCGCCCCTGTTGCGACAGGGGTACAATCCGCTACCGTCACTTTTCCTATAAAATCAGGGTTTGCAAATCTAACATCTGCTAACTTTACTATTTCTCCGTATGTATACACAGGACTACGCCCCACCACATTAATCACTGGTACTTCTTACTATTACGCAATATGCGGTATTGTTGACTACGATGACTGGGGGCATCGTCCAGCAGTGAAGGTATCCACGGGCGCCGCGCTTACGTCAACGAATCGCGTCTACAGTATAGGAGTACAAGGTCGTCTTGACTGGAGTAACCAGACTTCAATTGCTGGGTACGCAATATACCGAGGAACTGGGGGATCAGCGTCTAGTGGCCCATGGACAGCACGGTACCTAGTGCGCCCCACAGGCCCTTGGTTCTCATCTCGTAACGACTCAACCCAAGTTATAGACACCGGGGACTCGTTGGTTACTCCGTACGCGGCGGCTGCCGATAGGGAGTGGGGGTACCCCAATATGAACGTGGCTGACGGTGTGCTAGCGACCGCCGAATACGGGTCTTGGTCCCTTATTGAAGGACCCTTCTCAGATAGCACTGGCTACGAGTGGGACACTTCTTACAGCATCCAAATAACCCCCTCGTGGGTGACCACCGTTGCTGTTGTTGCTAAACGCCAGTCAGGGTTTGATGTGGAGTTTGGTACTCCAGCGCCTGCTGGAGCGACTTTTGACTGGGTACTAATCCGCTAAAAGACTTTCTCCCAGAAGTCCCCAGAAACCCCGTACGCCTTTACTCGCGGTGATTCGACCCAACCGCTGCCGCTCCATTCTTTAAACCGCGCGATCTTCCATTCGCCATCCCAAACCGCTAGATGTTTGGTTATCTCTGGTGGACGGGATGCCCCGGTAAGGTTGAACTCCGCAGTCACTGCAAGGAATCCTTCAGAGGGGCGAGATGATCGCGCCTCTAGCGTAAACTCCCCCAACACTTGTGTAACAGTAATCGGCCCTGCAACAGGTGTTGGGTGGTTACCACTCAAGGAGATAACACCGGTCTGCGTCCTACCAGATACCGCTGTTATGGTAATAAGGCCCAAAGTTGGTCCGGTAACAGCAACAAAGGTAAAGGTACCGATGTTTGAGTAACTGCTGTACCCAGAGAAGAGGAAGGTACCTTGGGCGTTGTTGATCGTCTGTGGGAAACTCTGTAGACCTGTAGCGGTTGCATTTTGCAGAGTGGGCGAACCAGAAGCCCTTACAACCGGAGAGCCAACCACCTCAGCGGTTGCTGGTGAAAGCGTCGTGGCCTCAGCACCACTTACGATGACGGTGCCCTGCGCAGAAGCGGTTGCGGCTACGAGAGATACACCTACTGAGCCAGACGCAATGACGACGGCTTGGGCGGTTCCAGTAGCGGCCCCTAGTGTTATTGACCCAGATGACGTAACTATCGGTGCGCCTGTGGCATTACCCGTAGCGGGTCCGAGAGTGGGAGTGCCCGTGCTAACTACTAGTGCTCTTGCAGACGCCGAGGCCGTGGCGTCCGCAAGCGTTATCAACGCAAAGGACTCCACACCTGCTACGCCAACAGCATTTGATACCGCCGCTCCGAGGGTTACTGAACCCGAACTTAGGACAGTTGTGGTGGCAACTACGTTAGAGGTCGCAGCCCCCAGAGATGAAGTTGCGGTACCTACCACTATCGGTGTACCAGTGACAACAGCAGTGGCGTTTGCAAGGGCTGGGGCCGCTGTACCGCTGGCTACCAATCGTGCAGTAGCAGATGCAGTAGCGTCTGCCAGTGAAGTAGCCCCTGTTGCGGAGACTATTGGGCTACCTGTTACCGAACTTGAAGCGTTACCGAGGCTTGAGGCGCCCGTTCCTGTCGCTACAGGCGACCCGACTGCCGTCGTGGTGGCATTCGCCAAAGTGGGCGAGCCAGACAGTACTGCCGCTACGGTGATATCGCCAGCGTTACCACTGAATATAATCTCACCGGGGATGGCAGTAGCGGTATAAACAGAAGTAACTTCTCCAGATACACCAGTGAACGTGAGATCACTCCAACTACCAACTGAGTAGTTAAGGTTAAGATCGGTATAAATTACAGTACTGCCACCCCACTTGGTAGCCAAGTACGTGTTTAGTTTCTGCCAGTTAGCATCTGTGGCGTTAGCGCCAGTGAGGACGACTATTTCTGCTATGGCACCGTCCCATGAACCAGTGGTCGACAGACCACCGATACGCAGCGTTTGACCAGCGTTAGCCGTGCTAAGGGTACCGTTACCAGCCCCGGCCTTGCTCACAGGGTATCCGTCAGCGTAAAGGCCAATACGGTCAGCCCCTGCTGCTTGAGAGGGGTCCCCCAGCACACCCACCACTTCAAGAGAACCTACGGCTATAGGAGGTTCACCCCAGTTGTATAAAGCACGTCTTGTAGTAGTGGTACCACCAATATAGTAGTTCAAGGCCCCAGACCCATACACCATCTGAGCACCATTTGTAGTAAGTGACGTAGATGCTGACGAGAGTAAATACCTTGTAGTGGTAGTAGTGTCAAGGACGAAAGCCGCTGCTATCAGATAGATAGTTCCATCGTGCAGGAACTTCCAGTCAGTGGTAGTCCCTGAACCAACAAGAATGTCGTTACCATCGAAATCAACGACGTTCTTACCGTTGACAGTTCTTGTGTTAGTGGTCGGTTTAGCAGAGGCTGTTGACTGCGTGAATGTGCGGGCGTTGGTCGACTTGTCCAACCAACTTGACACAGCGTTTGCTGACTGAGTGATGGTGGCCGTATCTGAAGCGTCCAACCACAGTACGGGGGACAACTGCGAAGGGGAGAACACCGAAGTGGCAGTAGCCGATGACGTGGCATCACCTAGGGTAACGGCTGCCGTGCCAGCCGCTACGGGAGCACCAGATACTGCACCTGTAGCGTCGCCCAGAGTTGACGCTGCCGTACCAGTTGCTACTGCTGACCCAGTGGCCGCACCAGTGGCGTCTCCAAGAGAGGAGGTGCCAGTTACCGTTACTACAGGTGCGCCTGTAGCAGACGCTGTGGCGTCTCCGAGGGTAGAAGTTCCAGAGATTGTCGCTACCGGGGTCCCTACACCGGAGACTGTAGCGTCAGAGAGGGTGCTATCCGCCGTGCTAGTTATTACTGGAGAACCAACAACGGTGGCTGTCGCATCCGAGAGCGTTGCCGAGGCGGCACCAGAGGCTACCGGCGACCCCACAACGACAGCAGTAGCGTCACTGAGAGTGGCCGCACCTGTCCCTGTTGCTGGCGAGATTACCGCACCAACCACTGAGGCGGTAGCCGCCCCCAACGTCGGTGAACCAGATGCTGTTGGTATAGTTACTTCTTGGAATGAGGCTACTATGTTAGCGTAGTCAGATGATGTAAAACCTGACTGGTTCCATGTTTGGTTACCAGTAGCAGTTACTACCTTGTACTGCGAGTACAAGATCATCGACGTGTTTGATGTGCCGGTGTTAGCCGTTGTTTGGGTTGCACTGCTCCAAGTACCGTTAGTGGTGTCGGTATCTGCTACTGGGGCAGCGCTGTTGGACTCGTGCGCAAGGAAACCTATGGCAAGGTGGTTGTTGATAACGCTCGTAGTGAAAGTTGGGGATGTACCTGAACCAGTGTTGCCCGGGCCGGTTACTTTGTTAGCATAAGAACCTGACACGCTGGATGACAGGTACCATATCTGTATCGCCTTGGATGTGGTGGTGCCAAAGTTGACTGAAAAGGCTGCGCCGCTCGCTAACGTCGACGGGCCGTTGTTGTAGACCCAGACACCAATGACCGCACCGTCGTTGGCTACACCACCGGGTGTCCTAGTGAATGTTGACCACGGTAAGTTAATGCCGGGGTTGGCGTTGACTACACCTGAGGGTACAGAAGGCGACACTAGGTTGGACGTACCACCAGTATTAGAGTTATCACTCGCTATTGCTATGAGAATGGTGGCGTTCGCAGGCACCGACGCGGTAGTGGTGGCTGTGATAGAGGTACCAGAAGTAGTGCTAGATGCAGACCCTACTAAAGTTGCTGAAAGAGCCAAGGAGCCACCTCCTCCCTAAAAGAGAGGGGCGATTAAGCGTTGGCTTCAGTAATCGTAAACGAAGTGATCTGCACCGGCTGACCAGAAGCAATTGTTACTGAGGGCATGTTGAGGTCTTGACCGCTGGTGCCGATGGTGCCATCAAGCAGAGTGGCGCTAGTGTTGCCGTTGATCAGTCGGAACCAGCCAGCGTTACCGCCAGCGACCGCGGTACCACTAGCAACCACACCACTGGTGCTAGAAAGGGTCAGCACAGCACCAGAGGCGGAGGCTGCAAAACCTGACTGGCAGGTAAGTTCGACCAGAAGCGTTTCGGTTGTTATCGCAGTACTAGCACCGGTTGAAGGTTTTGAACCTGTGTAGACACGAATCTTCGCGGCGGTAGCCCCACCAGAAGTAGCGGCTGTCGTAATAGCGTCCAGACGCGAGTTACGAAGAGAAGCGAGCATTGAAAGGGTCATATCAAACCTCCGGTTGGATGTGCGAAATACGAATATCGTCTACGAACCACTCAATTATACTTGACATTGATGGTCCCCAGTACTCTTGCGGAAAGTGGGTAGCGCCTAGGTACTCGTCACTTGAGTCTTCCCAGACAGTAACACCATCTTTATCAACACGATAAGTAAACATAGTCAACTCGCTCTGTAGATGTCGTTAAGGGCGTAGGTCAACGACCCGCCGTTGGTTGTAATGGGAGAGGTAAACCAGTCGATTGACAACAGCGGATAATCCGCGTCAGTTGTACCCGTAGATGTCGTATAGAAGAATACACCATAGAGGTTGTTGTTGACTATACCACCAGCGGTGGCTATCGTCCAAGAAGTAGAGCACGAGAAGTTAATACGGTTGTTGGTGTCATCCTCAGTAGCACTGGTTCGGGTGAGTGTGAACCGAGTACCAGTCGGATAGTTGGTGAAGTTCGCCTCTTGCGCCAGACCCGTACCAGTGGTCAGCAGTTGGCCCAAGAAGTTGAGTTGGGCGACTTCTGCTGCCGTGTCATAGGCGGCGTTCTGGGCCGCTTGGATGTAACCGCATTTGATAGCGCCAGCGGCAGCAGTGTCCCATTCACCCTTGGTGAGGAGGTACTTGCCCCTGTTTGTTAGAAAGTGGCCGGTTGCCATTCAATCGTCCTTTCCTTGCATCTGTGTACTCAACTATACCAGTAATGGTATAGTTGAAGTTTGGAGGAGTCATCCATGTACATGCTTGGTTACGCAGGACAGACCGTCACACGGACTCAACTTATGGCGCACCCCATGTGGGTTCGCATCGAACCTGAGTTCCGTCGTCGCCTTCTGGCCCTTATGGATTTGTGCATAGCAGCAGGTAAGCCCATTGGTGTGGGCGGCAGTTGGCGTTCCGCTGATACCCAACGCAACCTGTTCTTGTCGCGTTACGTCGTAGAAGACGACGCCGACTTCACTGGTGACGTTTTCTGGGAGGGCAAGTTCTGGGAGCGCAAACCCGGTGTAGCCCCAGCCGCCCCTCCCGGTCTCTCGTACCATGAACCCTGCACCCCAGAGGGGTACTGCCTCGCCGTGGACATGGTTGGCGATGTCAAGTTCGCAGCCACGCTGGCATCAAAGTGCGGTCTGAAGGAGTTCGGCAACGTAAGTGGTGAGATATGGCATTACCAGCCGTATGAACTCCCTAACAGTCGGCGCACCTTCACCGCGAGCATGGTTCCACTAAAAGTGTTTGCAGGTCCAACGCCAGTTCCCCCACCTCCACCCCCAAAACCCATCGTGGTGGTTCCCGCCCCAACCCTCCGGTTGGTCACCCCCATCAACATGACTGGTCTTGAAGTCTCCAAGTTGCAGCAGATCATGGCATTCTGGGGCTGGTACACAGGTAAGGCCGATGGCTGGTTTGGCCCCGTAACCCACGCCGCTGTGAAAGCGATGCAAAAGGCCCTCGGCATAACTCAGGACGGTGTGTACGGCCCTGTGACTGCTGCAAAGTACAAGGCTTTTGCAGAGTTCATGGCGTCAGTCCCTAACTGAGGAGTAACACATGGCAGTACAGATTCAATTCCGCAGGGGCGCTTCAGCCGCTTGGGCCTCAGCCAACCCGGTACTGGCTGACGGCGAACTTGGTCTTGACACCACCAGTTACACCTACAAGATCGGTAACGGCGCTTCTACATGGACCCAGTTGCCTTACCAATCCCTCCCCGCGTCAACCCTTAGTTCTGCCGTGTACACCGCAAAGGGAACCATCGCGGCGGCTAGCGCAGCAAACTCACCTGTCGCTGTTACCGTTGGTGCAAACAACACCCTTCTGGTCGCTGACAGCGCACAGACTGCGGGTGTGAAGTGGGCAAGCACCCTGTCAGGGCTAACCCTTACTTCTCCGACTATCAACACCCCGACGATAACGGCCCCCAACATCACGGGTGCCGCGTCAATAGGCTCTGGTGCAACACTCACCTCTCCTACGGTGAACACGCCAACAGTAACCACCCCTACTGTTACCAACGGCACCGCAACTAACCTCACCCTGTTTAGCCCTAAGGAAGGGTGGACTACCTCAGCGTCTGCCATCCCAGTCACCGCGACTATCGACGTGATGACCGCTACCAACGTGTACTACACAGGCAGCGCCAGCGCCAACTGGACTTTCAACTTCCGAGGTAATGGTTCAACAGCGGCCAGCGCTTATCTAGGGGTTGGGCAGTCAACAACTGTTGGCGTACTGGTTACGAACGGCGCGTCTGCCTACTACCCAACAGCCTTCCAGATCGACGGTGCCGCTGTTACCCCCAAGTGGCAAAACGGTGTAGCCCCAACGGCTGGTAACGCCAACTCGGTGGATGCTTACCTGTTCACCATCGTGAAGACTGCCGCTACCCCTACCCCTACCTACACCGTATTCGCCTCACAGACCAAGTTTGCCTAATGACTCTAGGTTCAACCTTTGGAACTCGGGGCTTGGGGTACTTGTCCTACTCCGTGGTCGGGGCAGTGACCGGCGCTTCCATCTCGTCGTTCTACTTCGGTGGGCAGCAGGTTCTGCTGTCGTGGACACTTCCAACGGTTTCCACCACTCTTACCGCTATTGAAGTGGATTGGAGTATCAACGGTACTTACCAAGCCACCGAGAGTTACGACCCTGCGACTACCTCTATCACCAAAGCCATCACGGGTGGTCAACAGGTGGGGGCAAGAATCCGGTGCAAGGGAACAAGCGGTGGTTACAGCAGTTACACCGTAGTGTCCGCTATCACAACGCCTCCGGAAAGGCCCACCAACTTCACCGTTGTGTACGGTGGTTCAACGGGCACAGCCCTCCTCTCTTGGACAAACGCGGCCACCTCTACAAGTACCGTCATAACCCGCACTATCGGAGCGTCAGTAACCACCATAAGTGTGGGGTCTGCCTCCGCGAGTTATACGGATAGCCCCGGAGTGGGCGGGATACAGGTGTACTACACCCTCACGGCAGTCAACGGTGGTGGTTCGGCTCCCGCTACCTTCCCTGCGGTTGGTTATGTTACCGATCCAAACCCTCCCACTATCGGAAGTTTCACCGCCAGCAACCCCGGTATCTTGGCGTTGGTCTCTACCGCTCCTGCGCAGACGAACATCGCCAGTTACCAAATGAGTCTGGAGGTGTACAGCAGTGGAACTTGGACGACATCAGCGTCTGTCACAGGGGTGCTGTCCCCCAGTTACACATGGGGCACCAACACAGCAACACATGGTTCTATCTATCGCGCCAAAGTTCGGTCTGTGGACACCAACGCTCTGGTCTCTACGTGGGCTACGTCGGCCTCGGTGGCTGCTATCAATGACACGGTGCCCCCGGTCGTGGCTGCGCCCACCATCTCAGCGTGGGACCCCGGTTTTTCTGGGTTCACTGTTACCCGGTCAGCAACTACCGACGCGCTTTCTTCGTTGGCATCAGTGGCGCTTGAGGTCAGTTACGACGGCGGCGCATCCATTTACGAAACAGTCTCCGTGACTGGGGCGAGTGGTACCACTAACCACGTGATAGCCACCGCCAAACGTGGTCTTGATGTGTCGTATCGGATCAAGGCAACCGACTCTCTAGGGAACGCCGCAGCCAGCAGTTGGGCCACCAAGACAACGAAGCCTCTTGGAACATTTGGAATTGGTGCTTTCCAAACATCAACGTGGGAAACGGCAGGTACGCCCTCTTGGCGTACTGACACAGACGATGTTGTCAGCGGCCGGTTGGATGCCAGTTATGAAACCCAAAGCGGTTTCTGGTTCTATGGTACTCGTGTGGCAGAAGTTTGTAAGGGTTACGCACCAGACAGTGGTACGCTTGTGGTAATCCGACAAGGCACTTCGGGGTTCAGTGGAAACGTACTTATAGGCACCCACTCCAGCACCACGCGCCCAACGTCCGCGCCAACCGTATCAAACACCGCCACCGGCCCCAACCTTTCTGGTATCGAGAATCAACTTGCGTACCACACTTTGTCTGGTGCCCAGTTGACCGCCATTGGTAATGGCACTGCTGCTGGGTTTGCGTCAGTAGACCCCGGTGGCTACCGCCGATTGGCTGGGTTTAATACTAACAATTTAAGTGGTGCATTAACACTAGTCTTCAACTAAGGAGCAAAGATGGCTACTAGGAAAAGTGGTATAGGCCAGTTTGGTCTTGAACGGTTCAAACAAGGCTTAGAAGACGTAGGTGTAAAACGGGGCAAATACGAAGAAGCCATTGAGGGTGCAGTACAGGATATAAATCTTTCTGTTGAGGAACTGTGCACTCGCTTAGGTCTAAACTACACCTTATGCTTTGGCAAATATCAACCTGCTATGTCACTAGAAAATGGTGAAAGTACACGTGTTCGTGCCATGCAGTTTATTCCTGATGGGGATTTACGTGAAACTCTGACTTCTATCCTTGATCAAACTAAGGACTTAAGTGAGCGCCCCCAGCCCTACCAACCCGCTATTGAAGGGGGTACCCCTAGGTTGAGGGACAACTACATGAACTTCAATAGCGACGCGTATGAAGCGATAATAGGTGGTGTAGTAGTTGAGTGGGTTAACAGGCCAAGTGGTAACTGGCATTGGGAGTACTACGACGTACCACTGAGAGAATACCTAAGGTTCCGAACGGCTACCTCCCCCGGTGCCTATCTGAACAGGAATACGATGCCCATTCACGGGCCTTACGTTGGGTAATCATGACTATAATACAATTAGTATTAGTGTCTCTTTTGACCATACTGGGTATTAGACTCTATAAAAAGGGAATTGTATTCGTAGGTTCACTTTATGTAGCAATAAGAAATAATGGTTCTGATACCGCTCCCTATGTATCCAAGGGGATATACCGAGAGTTGTACCCGCCTTGGCGCAGGGGTTCCGGTATAGAATTCCGAGTGTCCAAGTATGTTCTGCATGTAGGAATCTGTAAAAAGGTTTCTCCAGAGACATCTGAAGAGGGGTTCCTACAGGCGATGGACGGCAAGTGGTTAGACTTGGACGTAGACGCTATAAAGAGATGGAACTGATGAAACTGTTCAACAAGCCGAGTGTCAAACCATCCGTGCCCGCGAGAGTGTCTCGGATGTCAACCCCTGACCTAACTTCTTGGGCGAGTCTGCTTGTCATGCAGGCGGGCCAAGCACTGGACCACTGGACGTACCGTGACGGCCCTCACTCAGAGGTGACCGACACTTTGACTGCACTCAACCAAGTGTGGACTGAACTGCTGGGGCGCAAACGTGACTGACACCCTTGGCGATGAGGACCTTCTTGAAGAGGAGCCAGTACAAGAACTGGACGAAACATCCAGCGAGTTCATTGACCTGCTCGTGAAGAAACTGGTGCTGTTCACAGAGCAGTTCTGTGACGTTGAGTTGTTTCCCTACCAGTTGCCCATCGCGTACCGCGCCATTGAGTCCATCGTCATAGGTGACGGTGAAGAACTGACACTCATCGCCACCCGCCAGTCGGGTAAGTCAGAAGTGCTCTCTAACGTCATGGCTGCCATGATGGTTATCCTTCCTAAACTCGCCAAGGTATATCCAACGTGGTTGGGCAAGTTTGAGAAGGGTTTCCTAGTGGGTGTCTTCGCCCCTGTGGAGGACCAAGCGGACACCGTGTTCAGTCGTATCGTATCGCGCCTCACGAGCGACCACGCCATGGACTTCCTGCTTGACCCAGAGATTGACGATAAGACCACATCAGGAGGTTCCCGCGGTAAGGGGCGCGCCATATCCCTGAAGAACAGCGGGTCTCTCTGCCGTATGCAGACCTGTAACCCTAAGGCCAAGATCGAATCGAAGACGTACCACTTCATCCTCGTTGACGAAGCCCAAGAGGCTGACGAGGTAATGATTACCAAGTCGATCAAGCCCATGTTGGCGTTCAACAACGGAACCATCATGCTCACCGGTACCGCGGTGCGTAACAAGTCGTATTTCTATAAGGCTATTCAATACAACAAGCGCCGTGATGTGAATGCCCGTAGAGGCCATCGTCAGGCGCACTTTGAGTACGATTGGCGCGTAGCAGCAAAGTACAACCAGAACTACGCACGATTCATCTCAAAAGAGAAACTGCGTATTGGCGAAGACTCCGATGAGTTCCAGATGAGTTACTGCAACCGTTGGATTCTTGAGAAGGGCATGTTCGTAACCGACGAACGGCTAGAACGCATGTACGACCAGTCCATGGGATTGGTGAAACAGTGGTGGAGAACCCCCGTGGTAGTGGGTATCGACGTGGCCCGCTCCAACGACTCAACGGTGGTCACTGTGGTGTGGGTCGACTGGGACCACCCGGATGGGTTTGGATTCTACGAGCACCGTGTACTAAACTGGTTGGAAATCAACAACCTTGAGTGGGAGAAGCAATACTTTGAGATTATCGACTTCCTGCGAAACTATGATGTCTTCCGCATTGGAGTTGACAGTCAAGGTGTCGGCGGCGCTGTTGCAGAACGGCTACAGATTCTACTCCCACATATCGAAGTGCTGGCAGTCTCATCAGACTCCAAAACCCAAAATGACCGATGGGTTCATCTCACAGAACTGATCCAACGAGATCAACTTGTAATCCCCGGTCACTCAAAAGCACGCCGCACCAAGAACTGGAAACGCTTCAATCAACAGATGCTTGACCTAGAGAAGGTGCACCGAGGTCCGTACCTTCTAGCGGCAGCACCTGATGAGAAGGGCGCGTTTGACGACTACCCTGACTCACTCGCAATAGCATGCAATCTTACCCAAGTAGATACCATGCCCCAAATAAGTGTAAGTGAGAGTCCCTTCTACCGATGAGCCACAAAAGTGGTAATCTTTACCAATAGACCCATCTCCATATAGGAGGAAAGATGACTGTAGCCCCCAACCCTATGTTCCCTGAGAAGGGCGAGAACGTGTTTGAGCGTTCACTGGCCCCCAGCATCCCCGGCAACCGTGGCCCCCTTCGTTTTGAAGAGGGTGTCGCCACTGACACCGACGTGCCCATGGACTTCGGCATCGGCGCTTACCGTGACACCGCTGGCCGTCAGGGTGGTCGCAACGGCACCGACCCAGAGATGTTCTTCAAGCACCCAGAGGACACCATGCGTGAGCGTGCTCACGTGGGCAGCGCCGCTTGGATCGACGCCCCCTCAGTGCTCCAAGAGTTCGTACAGGGTTCAATGGCCGGTGACGGTATGCCCATGTTTGAGTACGAGTACAACTCGGGTGGCTACACCAAGCGCCCCGCCCCCACGGTGGTGTACGACTGATGGCCCGCGGAGAAGACACTGGAGCACACCCCGGCAGGCAGGTCGGTAGGGACGCCCATGCGGCGCGCTCACAAGGTATCCAACACCCACACGCGGCTGCGGCCGCGGGTGTCCCTGCGGGGTCACACTGGTCGAAGGGCTTTGTTGGTCAGGTAGTAGGCCACGACAATGGTAATACCTACTTTGACGCCAAGGCGTCGGGAGGCGGTTCGACCGACTCCCTCCCAATTAACTGGGCGGGCGGAAAGGACAACGTAGGCAAGACGCTGGCTATGATGCCCCAAAGAAATGCAAGCGGTGATACCACGTGGTCCGCAATGGATTTGGACGCGGCTCACCCCGACACTCGTGCCCAGTACAAGCACCTGCCCGGGTACCGGTAACCCATAACACTTCCTATCAGCAAAGGCCCACTCCTTCGGGGGTGGGCCTTTTGCGTTGTGAACCTTGGAATACTCAGAGGTTGCTACACTCGTATTCCAACGAGTAACAGGAGAAAGAAATGCACCCCAAAGACGCCGCTCTCGCAGCAGTTTCCTATCTGCGCCGTCTGACCCCACGAGGCCAACAAGAGGAGCAAGAACTCCTGCACGTTATCCAGTCACTTTCATCCTTCTCCAACACCATCAGTAACGGCTATACTGATAGAAGCGTTTCCAACGTGATGTAACCCCATCTGCGAACGGAGTACTACATGACCACCGCACCCAGTCTGGTGCACGACCTGACTACAAGAGACTCCTCTGAAACCCGCACCCCCTGCACCTTCTCACTGATACAGCAGGCTATGACTCCAGAGGAATCAGAGGCGCTAACCAACGCCATGGCCCTTATCAAGGAAGACCGCGGGGTAGGGCGGGCCAAGGTGTACTCGTACGAGTGGTTGTCCGATGTGCTGAACAAGCACGGTCACCAAATCAGCACAAGCACCATTGGTCGTCACGCAAGGGGCAAATGTGGCTGCCAGTGATCTGACCAAAGACTTGAGTACTGGTAACGCGGGGCGCTACGCCCTCGGCAAGATTGCCGAACTTCTAGCGCGCAACAACATCGACCCCGATGAGGTCGGGGAGATCAAGCGGGTATCCGTCTACCAGTCGCTCACAAAGAACGACGCTGGCGAGGCTGAGATACATGACCTGTTCGGCATCCAGATAAGCCCCAAGTTTGAGTCGGGTCCTGAGTGGCCTGTTGTACAGCCGGGGCCTGTTGTGAAGGTACCCCCGACCAAGGTCAAGGCCTCCAAGTCAGACTTCAAGACTTGCGTGGTTCTCCCCGACATGCAGATCGGGTACTACCGCAATGCTGCTGGGGACTTGGAGAGCACCCACGACGAAGAGGCTATGGATATCGCCCTTCAGATAACAGCACAAGTAAATCCGGATATGATCGTCATGGTCGGGGACAACCTTGACCTACCTGAGTTCGGACGATACCGGCTAAGTAACGCTTACGCTTTGACCACGCAAGCCTCCATTGATAGAGCAACGACGCTTTGCGCCCAGTTACGAGCAGCAGCACCTAACGCCGTGATTTACTGGATTTCCGGTAACCACGAAGAAAGGCTCGTTAACTATGTCATCGACAACGCCAAGGCAGCCATGGGACTTAAGCGCGGGAACACGCCAGAAGGGTGGCCGGTTCTCAGTGTTCCTTACCTTTGTAGGTTTGATAGTTACGATATTAATTATGTACCGGGCTATCCTGCTGGTCAAGTCTGGGTTAACCAGCGTCTACGAATCATTCATGGAGACAAAGTCAGATCGAACGGATCGACAGCACACGCGTACCTCAACTCTCAAAAAACATCCGTGGTTTACGGACACATCCACCGCAGGGAGTGGGCAGAAAAGAGCAGGGAAGATTGGGACGGAGCCAAAACTATTATGGCCGCGTCCCCCGGCACATTAGCGAAGTGCTCGGGAGCAGTACCTTCTACAAAGGGTGGGATTGATCTGGATGGTCGCCCTCTCACTATTGTGGAAGACTGGCAGCAGGGTTTGGCCGTCATCAACTACGAGGAGGGGGACGGTGAGTTCTGGTATGAACAGATCGCAATTCATAACCGAAGGGCCTTCTACCAAGGAAGAGTCTTCTCCCCAACACTTGGCCCTAGTTGAGATTCGCTGGATTGACGCGTTTGACGGTCCCCAAGGGTGGGTGTCCTACGACGACTACTCTCCAACTGGTGTCTCACCCGTTACTGTCGGGTTTCTCATGAAGGACTTCATGGTTGGGTACACGAGTGTGTGTTCATCGTACTTCTATGACGACAACAACCGACTAATAATCTCCAATCCAATACACATACCCACTGGTATGGTAAAGAAGGTTACGCCCTTTGTACATTAAAAGTGGTAAAGTGTAATGCGACTCGTCATGACAGAGAGGGTCTAAATTCCCATGGATTTCTGGTCACCCTCGTATAGGGCTAGTAGTAACGATTTAACAGTCTCCATCTCCCCTCTCGGCCTCGTTGAGTTGGCTGACGAGGAGTTTGAAGTTCACGGCCCCCGCATGAACCGGTACTCAGCGGCGTGGGCTTTCTACCTCGGCCATCACTGGTCATACCGCCGTGAAACCGGCGAGGCGAACATCACGATGAACTACGTTCGCACGATGTCCGACTACATCACTAACTTCTGTTTTGGTAAGGGCATTCAGTTTAAAGTGCCCGAACAAAACGCAGCCGTTATTCCCTATCTGCTCCAGCAGGTTTGGGAAACACACAACAACAAGCACACCGTATTGTGGGAACTTGGGCAACTCGCAAGTGTCACTGGTGATGCGTTCTGCAAGGTGGCTTACGAAGAGTCATACCAAGACGG